CAGTATCAGAGTGCCCCAAGAACATATTCAAGTGACCGATACCTGGACCTGGTAGTCCAACAGCATCAAGGAAATCTTGACCCAAGTCAAAAAATCTTTGTGGTTTGTATTTTGCAGAAGTTGAAAACTTCTTCTTAATATCTCCGAAATCTTTTTTCTTTAACGCCATTGTATACTGTTGTATTTGTAAAGTTGCTCAAGAGTATCTTTCTTGTCCTGTGCATCTGTAATCATAGTGACATACTTGTCCATCTCCTCCAAATGTTGTGGATGTTCTCCAATACCAACAGAGTTAGTGAAATAGATTTCAAGTGTCGCCTCACCTTCCGCAATTTGAGCTTCGTATTTTTTAATCAAAGCTTCGTAAAGTCTTTTGTTCATAGTTAATTGTTTTTTAAAAGTAAGAAAAAAAAGGAGGGGTTTCCCCCTCCTGTTATTAGAATGGAAGGTCCTCGTCTACCTCAGCGTTCGCTTGAGGGTCCACGATTTGTTTTGAGTCTGAACCACCACCCATACTAATCTCTACATCGTCTCCGTAAATGTATTTCTTGGTTTCACTATCCCAAATTGGAGTCTCTCCACGAGCGATAGCTTCCAAGTATTCAACAGGTTTTTTCGAGTAAACTGTTGCCCAAGTCATTTCATCTTCCAACCACTCTTTCATCAAGTCCTTGTCGGTGTGAAGAGGGGTAGGGTCATCATACATAATAGTCTGAACTACTGTGTATTCTTTACCTGCAGGAGTCTTAGCTTTAGTAAGTTCGATGATAAGGTCACGACCATTCTCAGGGTCAGTCACATCACCTTTAGCTCTCCAAATGGGGATGATTTTATCAAGAATACCTTCTTGTTTGTAGTTGTCTTTAAATCTCCAAAATTTAACACCATCATCTTCAGCGTCGCGGTCAACAACCTTTACGATGTAAAATTTACGGGGTTTGTACTGACGAGCCAATTCTTTATCAGACTCCTTACCTGTAGAGATAAGTGCTTCGTATACCTCAGTAAGAGGTGAACGCTCGTTGTCATTTTTACCTGGGTCGTATAGTTTTACCCATTGTCCATTCACTTGAATTTCGTGATACCAAACCTCAACGAAAGGAGATGAACCGTCCTTGGTTGGGAGGATACGAACTCTTTTTTGTCCTGATTTGTTGTTCTTATCTAGAATCGTAGTGAAGTATTTCTTCATACGTTCCTCTTGTGACATCTGGTTACCAGAGTCGAATCGTGTGGTATTCTTCTCATACTGAGCTAGTACCGCATCTAAACTTGAATTTGCCATAATTATTACTCTTTTATCGTGACTAAAGTATAAGTGAAGAAGTGAGATTTGTCAAACTACATCAAAATAAAAAAGTCCCACCGAAGGGGGACTTTTAAAAAAATCTATTAAAGAAATTTTATTTAAATTGATTTTGGTTTTTGTTTTGAAGGTATGAATTAAACGTACCTTTGATTTCATTTGGAGAGAAGTTCTCAACATCTTCATCAGTCAAAACATATTCATTTTTACCTGTCTTATCCATATCATCTTGCTTATCAACAAAAAAGTCAGTTAACTTTTGGTTGAAAGGGTATGAATCTAAACTTCTAAGGTGTAACTTCTCTTCAGGTGTTTTGGTTCTATACTTTTCAATTTTGGTTTCCAATGAATTGATTTTGTCGAAGATTGAATCCATAGCAGATAACTTGTTTTCCAAATCTTCTAATTTGGAAATCATCACATCCATATACTCGTCTTGCTTCTCAGATACTTTCTTTTGAGTAGATACCAAATCTGTGATATCCAATTCTTCAGTTCCTGTATCTTCAACTGATTCTGCTGAATTATCTACAACATCAACATCAGGGTCCGCAGCCACATCAACTGGCTCGGGAACTTCGTCAGCACTTAGGTCGGCAGCAGTATCATCTGCCGGTGTCTCTTCTGTTCCTGTAGGTGCCGCTAAAGGATCGGTAGCATCTTGTTCAACAATATATGTGTTGATTTGGTTATGTCTCTTTAGTTCAGAAATGATTTTTTCGTCAATCTTCATTTTGTAATATTTTTAACCATTCAAAAGTGTCTTAACTCCTTGAGGTGTTTCAACTTTTAATGTTCTGTTTATTTTAGTTGAGTTGTCTACTCTTTCAATTAGTCCATCTCTCATTCTAACGGTGTAGCAATTACCAGTGTCTAAATCACAAACCTCTTTGTACTCTTGTGAGATTTGTCTTTCAGATATTCTTGTATCTTTTCTTAGATATCCATCCAATAATGATTTTAAGTCCATAATAAAAACTTTCTTATAAATATACGAATAAACTTAAATAATACATATTATTGTAAGTATATGACCGCATTGTAAAATGCAACCTTAATTGTGTCGTATTCTTGTTGTGTTATTTTAGTTCCAATATTACCAATCACCTCTTGTTGGATTTGAACGGCAGACTTGTTGTAACCATAGTTGTTCAACCAAGTTGATATGTAAAGTTGGGTTAGTGCATCCGCAATACTCTGAGCTTGATTGGTATTTGCGTTCAGTCTGATTAGGTTAGTAATAATTCCTGAAAAATTATTATTAAATGAAATGAAGAAATCTATCGAACCAGTAAAACTATCAAAAGACGCCAACGGTTTTGTCTGACCGTCACTTTGTTGAATACAAGTCTGTGCATCAATATATGTGGATTGACTTCCTTTCCACTGAACGTTAGTTAGAATACCAAACAAGTTGTTGTTGTTACATTGTACCACTGCGTTACTTGCAGTTCCATTTTTGATGTTAGCCACACCATAAGCGTAGATTTTCAAATTATCACTAACACTTAAACTACTTAAGTAATTTTTGATTTCCGTTTTTGTGATTACCGTATTTGAAGTATCCACGAAATCCAAATCTTGGTATTTTGTCAAATCTCTACAAGGCTGATTGACACCCAAAGCAGATGATTGTCCATTCGCAGTTGTACCAGAATTTGTCGTACTACTTGCATTTTCAGAACTACCAGATACCGAAGCCTTAGTTCTGAATCTCTCTCTATATCTTTGTAGTAAATCTTTATTAACAGATACCACCAAAGAATCAATATCAGGGAAAGTATAAATTGGAACTCTTACACCCGTAAATTGAGTGTTGAATCCATTTTCATTAATACTGTGTGATACGTTCGTAATAAGATATGGACCCGTAAACATTGGTACGTGTCTTAGGTTGAAATACATTGTTGGTTGTATCATCGCATTACCTAAAGACACGACTTCACAAGTATAGCTACGACTTCTATAAACATTATACAATGATTGTGACTGTTGAGCCACTTTGTCACCACTAGCTTGGTTTCCTAAATTAACCAACACTTGGAAACTTTCGGCAGTATTTTTGAATTGATTTTGATTCAAACTTATTGATTGGAACATATTTTGGTTTCTAATTCCAAAATCCAAATTGAATCCAACCACTTTATTAGAGAATGCCCAGTCAGTTTTGTTTTCCTGATTTTCTAATATCGGATTGTTTACCCCTCGTCTTAAATCAAAAGTATCGGTTCTAAATCTTACCGATTGGTTTTCTTTCAAATCCAAATGCTCCGATGGCTTGTCCACATACATACACAAGAACTTGGGTTTTGAATTTTGATAATCTACCGTCAAGTAAGTACCAAACGCAGAGTTTGCAATTTCGGGGTCAAGTAAACTACCTGGTGTTCTAACCGCTGTTTGTATTCCGTAGAAATTAACATAAGAAGGAAGTGCGAAAAATATGAAGTTGTTTTTTGACAAAATTTCACCAATCAAAGAGTAGAGTGAGAATGATGCAGTCTGAGATTGAAGGTATCCTAATAAAGATATCACATCAACAATTATTTGATTTCCAACATCTCTGTTACCTCTATCCATAAACAAGAAATCTTCAAATAATGTTCTTGTTTGGAAGTCACCACCAGCAATCCATTTGTCGTTGAAGTTTTTGAATGTTTCCCAAATTTCCAACTTTGTTGTTTTACCATCCAATGAAGAAACTCGGTTATTA